TTTTTTTTTTTTTTTTTTTTTTTTTTTTTTTTTGCATGTTAATCCAGACATAAAACACGACAAAGCACTCCGGTGGCTTAGGGGCACTGCGAGGACCAATTTTGCAGGCCTTTATATCACCACGGAGGGAACAAACTTGAGTTACAAACAAACAAACATAAACAAGAGATTGCGGACGCCCAGTCTGGGTGGCTTTCTCCTAGCGAGCTAGGCGAGGTACGGGGGCAGCTGCCGGAGCGTGCTGCCGCGGCACCTCTTACCGGGGCGTCACCGGATTTATTTACTGCTCAAACCGGTCTAGAGCAGGCTTAAGTCATGACCATGGCCAGCCAGCGGTACTGCAACACCTCATACGGGATGAAGGTGGGCTCAAACCCGTTCTTGAGACACTGTGCCCGCACAGTGTCACACCAGTCCTGGTAATTATTAGGACCGGCGTGGTGGGCGAGGTAGCAGAGCGAGGTGATCACGTCCTGGAACGGACCACCGCGCGTCCACATGACTGACTGTTGGTAGGTTTCGGGGGAAATGACAGGGTGAATATAAGTGGGGAAGCGCTCATCAGGGACAAAATGCCGTTTGAGGAAAGTGACATCGTGGATGGATGAGGTTTCAGGGAAGGTGTTGCCTTTATCGGCGGGGGTGACTTTGAAAAGGGTGTGCTTATGGTAGAAGTCAGCAATGAAACTGGGATGGATGGAGGGGACGGTAGCATAAATGACATCGTCCCCATAGCACAGAATGCGGTAAGCAGAGGAATCGAAGTCAGGGTGGGTGAGCATTGCAGAAAGCAAGGAGATATTGTTCACCATAGAATTAAAAATGGAAGTACCGACACACCCAGATGGGTTGCCGCCCTTCATGGTGTACCAATGATCCCCGAAAACATGCTTGGAAAGGTAGATGGACTGGACATACTTTTGAATAGAGCCAGGAGGGATGGAGGGTGGGAGCTCAATGATCTTAGCCAATTCTTCACCAATTAATTTGAAAATGACAGAAGGAATGGTCGAATCAAAATTTGAGTAATCGAGAGCCCATACCTCCCTGTAGTCCAAAAAGTTGTGGTAGAAGGGGGTCCAGTGGTAATCGGGGTCACAGCCAACTGCACTGCCGTAACTGCCAGGTTGGGAATGCATAACTTCGAAGAGACCTCCAAAGAGCATCCGCCCAGCAATTATGGCATGGATGGGGGCAGCCTCAATAAGGCGGGTCTTTGCCGCAGCCACCTTGTCCACCCCACGCAGTTCGTCCTTGAGGAAGGTTGTGTAAAAGTAGTCGGGGTTGTGCAAGCAAGCTTCTATCTCCTGGTAAAGCTCGGGGCAAGGGTGGTATAGCCCATCCTCTCCGATGTCGAACAGGGATCGCCGGTTGCGAGTGAGGCACCAAGGGTAGCCAGGCGACTGGTTCATGTCGATACCGTCGAGAAGGGGAGTGCCATTAATAGCTTCAAGCATAGTAAGGGTGCGTAGCTTAGAAAAGTTGCAATGGGAGAAATAAAGCTTGGTGGCGGGTATAAGGGACGGCCAAGGTTCGTCGAGATCACCGCCTCCTTGCTTGGAGAAGGCGACCTCATCGACATCCTTGTCAGTCCGAGAGTCATACTTAGAGAGGACAGCGGGCTCCTTAGTCACAGGGAAAGCGCCATACGCAGGGGATTTAATGAGCCGAGAGCGGCGGGGGACATGGGGGGGAGGACCACCAGGTTCACACTCTAGGATCTCGGATTGGGACTGGGGCACATCAAGCATAGCCAGTAGGTCGGCAATGGGAATGGCATATCCAGAAGTGCCTGCGACTCCGGACTGGTGGAGGGCGACCAACGATGGTCCTCCAGGATTCTGGAGGATGAGAGGGGCACCACAGAGACCGGGGAAAGTTGCCCCGGTATAGTAATACACCTCCCGCTTGCCAGTGAGAGAGGGCCATGGAGAGTTACGAAGCCGGACGTTGGCAGTGAGGATGAAAGCAGGACCGCTGGGAGTGTGGCTAGGCAGAACACCGGTGGTGTGCTGGCGGATGTTGCGGGTGAAGCGGCGGAGATCCTTAAACTGCGGGACGCCGGGAACATAGAGAGCGCAGATTTCACCGTCGTAGATAACCTTGGACGGCGTGTAGTCCTTGCCCTCATGGGTAATGACAACACCAGACACATTGGGAACGACGTGGGAGACGGTGAGAATCCAGCGATCATAGATGCCAGTACCATTGACCTTACAAGGGGCGCCAGATTCCACGTCCAGGCCTGTGATTTGCACCACATTCTTGGAAATCGTCATGGCGCCAAGAGACAGGCAATGGCGGACAGGGGCGGGCGGGGGAAGCGGGGCTTGAGTCTCGGGTTCCTTCTTCGCCTTCTTCACAGGGGGCTTGCCAGTATAAGCAGCTTGGGGTTTGGAGATGAGCGACTTGATGAAAAAGGCAATGGTAGAGATGGCGGAGACAGCAGAGAGAAAAGCCGAGGTAAGAAAGATGGGTTTGCGGTATTGCCAAATTTTCTCAACAAAAGACAAGGGCTTGTTCCGCTCGATAGCCTGGGTAAGAGGAGACTCCTCCACTACTGACCGGCGGACAGGGGCGTGAATGGGGCGTTCAGGAGTGGGTCGGGGCCAGTCAGTGCAAAAGGGGTCGGGACAGGGTTCGTGAAAGATGTCATAAGTGCGACAAGCGCGGGGGCGCAGGTAAGCAGGGATGGGGCCAGAGCTGGCATGCTGAAGGGTCTCACCATCGGAACTAGTGGGAAGACAGGGCATGGATTCTGTGCGCTCAGGGATTCCATGTCTCTCTGGCTCGAGCTCTGTGGATCTCATTTGCTCTAAGATGTCCTGTATCCGCCCTTGTTTCTTCGGGGTGCTGGGGAGGAGATGGCGAAAAGCAGTTGTGTTGCGCTCTGTATTGTCAAGCTGGGACATAATATAATCGACCAGCTCGTCCATATGCGTGAAATTTGGGGCACCCATCTCAGAGCGCAGCACAAAGGACTCAAAGCGAAGGAAGGCGCAATCTGCAGAGAAGTACTTTGTGGGGCCGTTGCCTGAGGGAGCGAGTGCTGCAGTGACATCTAGGTGCTTGGGGCCACGAGGGGGAGGGGATACAGATAAGCGCAGGCGCAAGCGACGAGAAAGGGCCTCAGGACAACGGGAGCTGCGGGGGTTCGGTTCAGGAAAATTTGAGGTCATTATGATGACTTTGGAAGTGTACATGCGGCCCTTCTCCTCGAGGTTAGCCATAGGGAGAACGAAGGGGGCAGTTGACACAAGTTGCGCAAAGTCGCGCCAATCCTTCCCTTCAGGGTCTTGGCCAACGTCATCAATATAGTGGACGGATTGGCCGCGGTAGCCATCATAATACTCACAAGAGACAGACGCAGGGGAGTAGACATCATCAGGATCGCCAGAGAGAGCTTGAGCAAGGCGTGAAGCAAGAAGGGATCCCATTAGCGACTTCCCACACCCGGGTGGGCCGTGGATGTAAACCACATACGGTTCTGGGCGCTGATGGGGCTGATTGTGCCCGAGGGAGGCCACTTTGGTCTCATAGTTGGTAATGGCGCGTAGAAGCATGGTCGTGTGCGGCGGGGAGCGGAGTTCAGAAGCAGTGGGAAGAGCTGCACGCGCGCGAGAGAGATTTTCCTCAACAGCGGAGCGCATAACGCGAGGGGCGGTGAGGACATCTACAGAGTCGGAGTAGAGCTGAGTGACAAGCTGGTGGAGTTCGTCAAGCTTAGCAGCGGGGTCCTCCTTAGACCGCTTGGTAAGCCACTCACAGAGAATCCGTGCGAGGTCGAGGATGCGGTGCAGAAGCCAATCAGTATTCTTCAGGGCGTTCATGCAATCATTATAGTCTCGCATGGGTCCCTGCGGTTGGGGCACTTCAAGCGGCTCAGAGGCCTCTAGACACTCCTCCTTTGTAGCGCTAATGCCAAGTTTACGGGCCATCCAGGCGAAAAGACAGGCAACGGGACGGTGGATATTGCGGAAGAACTCAACGATCTCCTCACCAAGGTCACCGATGAGCAAGATAAGCACGCCAGCGATGGAAAGCGGGGAGGGGTTGCCAAAAATGATTAGGCCATATCCGAGCAAGCGAGAAAAGGCTTTGAAAAGCCCAGAGAGCATAGAGGGGGCTTCTCCGCGAGCACCGGCTACAGCATTCTCAACAGCGGGGATGAGGCGGCGGGCCACTTCAGCAGCAGTATCGATGGAGTGGGAAACCTGGGAAGAAGCGTCCTTGATGGCCTGGGCAGCCTGGAGGAGGGTGTCAGCAGTCACAGGGAGATTCAGGCTCTCGGCAACCTTGGTGGCATTCTCTGTCGCATGCACCATCGATCGAGCGCCGCGTGAGAAGTCATCCGCAATGTCGCGGCCTTCGCGACGCACAGTGTCAGACGCCATACGAACAGTAGTGTTAAGGTCGCCGGCAGTGTTAGCGAGGGCAGTGACGGCTTGGGAAATTTGTTGAGCACAAGCGGGGAGATTTGCAGCGTTGACAGCGCAGTCGATCGCATCTGCTGCGCGCTGGAAGTTTTGGCTGGCTTCAGTCAGGTCTTTAAGACCGTGACGCTCTGGCCTCTGGACTGTTTGCGCGGCCAGAGAAGCAAGCGCACCAGCGCCAATACAACAGGCGAGGAGGGGGGGGATGCGAGGGAGCTGAACATTAGTAATGCGCTCGACCCAATGGGCGGAAGTGTTGCCAATATGGAAGGGGTAGGGCTGGCCAATCATGGACTGGGCAATTGAGAAATGTGCGGGGAGCACCTCCTGATAGAGGGTGCCCTCGCACTCTTCGTAGCCAATTACACACCTAAAACTTTTGAACTGAATGCCAATTTGCTGGTTACTGGAGCGCAACGCCCAGGTTTGGGACCCTAGAGAGCTTTTCCTAACAATATAGCACGGGGTGGCGGTCGAGGTCAAAGCGGGCCCGCTTTGGAGCGCAGGAGTAATATTGGAAGGAACAAGGGGGTTAGGCAGCAACTCAGCATTAATACTCACAGGTGGCACAGTAACTAGCGGTGAAGCTTGGGCTTCGGAAAAGTCGGCAACAGAGTATGCGAAAGCTAACTGGGGCAGGCGGGCCACAGCTGGAGTAAAATTGCGTAGCCGGATGCGCATGTCCCCGCACAAAAAGTCGGGGTTGGTGCTTTCATCCCGTAAATAGTAAATGTACAGGCGCCCTAGTGAATCTGGGATGGACATGGGGGACCTGGCATGTTCCGGAGTAATGGCCTCGGTGGTGCCAGAGTAGACGGTGGGAACCATCGGGTTAATGCCCGTATATGGTACTGTCAAATTAAGATGGTAAGTGACAGCCTGTGAACTGGCGGTGGAGGATCCTGGTGCAGGGAGGCGGGGGAAAGCAGTGGCATAGACGGCAGCAGTAGGGGCATTAAATGCAATAGAACTAGCACACTCCTGAGCCTGAATAATGGTGCCGCCGGGAGGGTAGTACTGAATACCAATAGCTGGATAGCTTGTTGTAGCAGTGAAAGTAACGGCCGGGATGGTGAGCATTATCTCAATGTCAAGGTCTGCCCTGAAATAATAGCAGCTAGCAATGGCCTGGGTGGCCAAAGAAGAGGTGCGCCGTGAGCCCACCGACATACTCCAAACGGAAGGGCGCAACTCGATAGTGTGAGGCAAGGAGAGCTTCTCAGTTAAATATGCTTTTATTGGCGGACACCCGTCATCCCCCTCTGCCAGCTCCGTTGAGGCGTCGTCGGACTCAGGCGGGGCCAAGGGCTTCATCCAAGCCTTAGTGAACATGTCGAAGTACGGAGCTATCTGCATGGACGGAGGTCCGCTGGCGCGCACCTGTTCAAGGGCGTTAATGCCGTCGTCTGGGGAGGGGTCGGCTGGCGCCACTGTGTCCCCCTGGACTTGGATCGAAGCGGCCAGCCCAGACGGCACACGAACAACAAATTCTGGCCCAGCCCGGACAAATATATGCACGTCAGCATAGTCACATGAGAATGGGGTGGACAGGAGCGGTGTATACACAAATACTGAGAGCCAGCCCCATGAATTGTAGAGGGCTTTCGTAGTGGATCCGTCAATGGCTAAAGATCGCCAGGCAGCTGCGGAGAAGAAGGGAGCGTGGAATGAGCTGCAACAAGACACGGTCACGTCCCAGGTCAAAGAGTGGCCACGAAGGGCTTCCTCGACACTAGCAGGAGGGGCTTGTGAGGGGGGGGTTATAGATATGAGCAAGCGACCAGACTGAACTTGGGCCCCAACAAACACCAAATCAAAAGAGAGAGACCCACGTTGTTGAGCAAAAGCACTAAGTACATAGGATAAGGGGGTGTGGGTATCGGGACCGAGACTAATAGAATTCAAATTAAGCCGAAGAAGAGGTGTGTTGGGAGTATATTCAGAGAGCCAGCGGACGGTGCGCAAAAGCCCGGGAGCATTGGCGAACCGCGCAAAGTTGTCAAAGTGCCCGGGAATATAATCCGCGGACTCATGTTCAGGAAGGTATTGGGCCATGGGTACGCCCTGATTCTGAGGGATGTTAAATGAATAGCCATCCCCAGAGCCAGGCAACATGCGGGTGCGCAGGTGGTGCTTTATGGGGACACACGCGAACAAAAACCGAGAGGCAAGGGGGGCAAACATCAATTGAATTGTGATTTGGTTGGCCACACCAGTAGGGACATTCAACTGCGTGAAGACATACACACGCACAGACCAAGATGTATGGGAGCGAGCATCGTCAAAGGGGGTGACTGTGCAAGGGGGCAGAATTACAGTAGCTGAATTAGATTGACAAAGATTAAGGAGCACATACGGAATTGTAGTTAATCCGCTGACCTGTGCATTCCATGGACGCTGTTGTGCATCCTCAAAGCCCTCAGGTGATGCTACCACGAGCAGCGCTCCTGCCATAGCGGGGCTAGCGGATGTAGAAATATGTACTGCTACCCCAGCACGCCACAGCATGAAATTCGTGAAAGCATCTGACACAGGGGAATTAGGGTTGGCTCCAATCAGCGAGTGAGGAAAGGTGAAGGTGTCCCCATTGCCCAAGTTGGCTGGGTCCGTGAGCGGAGTCTGCGTTAGGGTGAATGCATTCTGGCCCTTTAAAATGGTCCCGGGTTGATCATTCACACGCCATAGCAAGGTTGAAACGTGCCAGAACCGGTCAACAGAGGGTCCAGGAGAAAAAGTGTCAGCGTCGGGCGGGTCAACGGGATCAGCTGGCCAATCCAATGGGGCGGTGACTGGGGCAGTAGAAGTTGTATCCAGGGTAACATTGCCAGAAGAGAGAGTTTCGACGACGGAATCGTCTAAGTGGGTGTTTGAGGGCCGGGGGTTGACACCAGGTGGAGCGGCCTCAAGCATGCGACCCTTCTTTCCAGGGCCCTTGGGACCATCAGGATTCTGGGACGGGGGGCGCTGAACAGGGGTTGAGCTAATGGAGCCATCAGCAAGGTTCACATTGGCGTTAGTAGACCAGCCATTCGCGCCCTGCTCAGATGTGACCCAGTTACCATCCCCATAAATATTAGTCACCGTCTGGCCGTGGCGGACGGGGTTCTCACAAATCTCAAGACGACCTCCACAAGGTGGGATGCGATTACACATGTCATGGTCATGACGGCCTTCACGGAGGAGAATAGAACACCAGTAGTTGGAATACGTAAAGAGCCAACCATGGGTGGAAACTTGCCGAATAAGGGGACAGTGCCAATGGGAGCCGCGACGAATAGCATTAACGGCGGCGGTGATAACGTGCGCGATGGGGGGAACGGGTGATTGAGGAACACCACCCATTCCTGACACGGGGATGTACTGGATGCCAGGTCGCCGAATGCCACGGGTAAAGTCACGGAGTGGCGGGGCAATGCCAGGGTGGCGCACAAAGCGAATCTCGAGCGGAAGGCGGCCGGGGTAAGCAGGGTGTGAGAAGTGGAAACCAGGTTGCGAATCGGATGGCTCAATTAGAGCATGGTCGCGCCGCCCGAGGTAAGACAGGCAAGCATCATATAGCGCATCGGAGAAACCTTCTGGCCCGTCCACAGGACGAGGGGGGGGGAGGTCGCCGGGCAGGCTATGTGGACTAATGGGCCCGCCATGTTTCTCTAGGCGAGTGGAGAGATAGAAAGTGGCGCGATGAGGTATCAGAGGGGCTGTTTCCAAGGGATGGCCGGATTCAGTGAGAACAATGAAGCAGTGATAACCACCAAAGCGAAAAGTATAGAGGGACGGAGTGATGGGTGTGAGGTGGTGGTTGGGCAAGAAACTCTGTAAATCTGCAATGGCTTGTTTGAAAGCATCCACAGCACCAGGCACATCCTTCAGTAGGACCATGTCCTTTACGCTAGTCGGGGGTTGGTAGCGAGGCAGGCGGGGAGTGTGAAGCTGCAAGGAGGCGCCAAACGGGAGCTTGCCATATTTTAGCAAGTATTGCGCATCATCTTCGTCCACGAGAGTCATCCAGTCGGGGGGGCTGGCGGGGAGAGGGTCACCATCCTCCACAGGGGTGGGGTGTGCCTTGGGATTGGGTTTCAGAAAATACTGCATAGTGGGGGGGTGAGGGGAATGGGTAAGAACACTAGTGGCGACCTCATCGAACACATCATTCCAATACACATTATGCGGGAGGCTGGGAGGCTTACGCTGAACAGGAAGGGGGTAAGTGAAAACAAACTCATCAGCTTTGCGGCACAAGTGAGGGTTGCATTCGCCAGCTGCCGCATCACGGGCAGCCTGAAGAAGGCAGCGGGCCATGTCAGGATAAGCAGCCATGAGGTCAGTGTTCGGTAGGGGGGTCAAGGGTGAATACAACCGGACTGGTGGGGAGGATGAACCAAAGCATAAACGCCAGCCAGCGCAAGCAGAGCCAGAACAATAAGTACAGGGTTTCACACAGGTCAGTGTTTGTCCAGTAATACGCTCCATGTTGAATGGCAGGATAGCCCGGGAGCTCAATCAACCCGATCAACCAGAAAAATATTAGGACGAAGTTGTAAGCGCAAATAATAAGCAATTGGGACAGCTCGCTGGGTGAAACAACAACAATAATGAGGGTCCAGGTAACCAGGGAAATCTCCAGGAACATCCAAGGAAATCGAGTGTAATCGGTAAATAGGAAGACAATGATGAAAATAAAATGAGAAAAGTAATTGTGTGGTGACGTTCATTGTTTTAAACCCGAATTACCGGAGCGGTATAGTCACGGGTCCCTGGTCAGATCCGAATTGGGTACCTCCAGGGGGTCTACTAATCACCACAAACCAGCTAATTCGAACTTCCAAACACACCTTAATGACAC